GACACAGAAAAATTGGCTCAAATTAGACAACGTAAACAAGAACTGCGTGATTTGCCAACAACTTTGCGTCCAACATTAGATGCGGCAAATTCTGTTGATGAATTAAAAGCAATTCAGCCTTTGTAAAAATGAGATTTGTTTGGAAAATTTTAGAATTAAAAGGTGATGACAAAGCCATATTTCAGGCAAAGTATCACGTTTCTTTAATTGAAGATGATCTACGAATTGAAACTGAGGGATATTGGGATTTTGACCCTACAAAGGCGACAATTCCAACAGCCCAAGTAACCGAGGAAATGGTTGAGTATTGGATTGATCAAGGCACTACCCAAAACGGGGTAAGTAGCATAAAATCAAGGCTAATAGAGCAACTTGAAGCGGTTAAAAAACAGCAAGAAATTGCCTTGCCTTGGAAGCCGCCCACATTTAGATTAAGTTAAGGAAACACTATGGCTGTGCCTTTTGACATTGTTAGCCGAGCGCTAAAAGACATTGGTGCATTGGAAGCTGGTGAAACTCCTACTCCAGACGCGGCACTTGATGCGTTTGAGATGATGAATGACATGATTGACCAATGGTCAAACGAAAACATGATGGTTTTCAATGTCACAGAAATTATTTGCCCTGTCATTGCTGGTCAAGTGCAATACACGATTGGCCCTAACCCATCCACTTTAAACTTTATTGGTGCGTCTTTTACAGGCTCAATATCTGGCACAACTTTGACCGTGACGGGGATTGCCTCTGGCGCTATTGCACAAGGGCAAACCCTAAGTGGAACAGGAATTACAGCGGGAACAAAGATCACACAGTTTTTGACAGGCGCTGGTGGTAATGTTAACGAAATTGGCACATATCAACTGAACATTTCCCAAACCGTTGCATCTACAACAATCACGGCTTATTACCAAAAGCCTTTAAGCATTGATTCTGCGTTTGTTAGGGTAAACACCACATCCAATGGCCAACCGATTACGGGCGGTGGTTTGGATTATCCAATGTCAGTTCTGGCGTTGCACGATTACGAAATGATTGGCTTGAAAACGCTAAACGGCCCGTGGCCTAAAGCGGTTTACTTTAACGCGGGTGCTGATTCGGGCAACGTGTTTATTTGGCCTAACCCATCACAGGGTGAACTGCACTTGTTTGCCAATACCTTGTTTAGCCGTTATGACTCAATGTATGAAGACATTTTCTTGCCGCAAGGCTATGCAATGTGCCTTAGATGGTGTTTGGCAGAGCGTTTGATGCCTATGTATGGCAAAGCGTCACCAACGCAAATAGCGATGATTCAACAGTTTGCAGGGCAAGCCAAAGCTACCATTAAACGCACAAACATGAGTCCGCTTGCTGTGGCGCGTTATCCTGATTCTTTGCTAACTGGTAAAGCAAAAGACGCGGGTTGGATTCTTACTGGCGGCTTTATTTAAGGGGCTACCATGCCAGATTTTGGTTTTGTTGGCGCATCATACGAAGCACCTAGCATCTATCAAGATGCTCAAGAGTGCATCAATTTTTATCCTGAAGTTGACCCTGTAAAGCAACAGGGTGAGCGTGGGGTGATTGCGCTTTACCCGACACCGGGTCTGACCGTGAAAGCCATCTTACCTAACCAGCAAGAAGTTCGCGGGCTACGCGCTGTGTCTGGTGGTGAACAACTTATTGCTGTGTGTGGCCCTTACGTTTATGCTTTAACCGCCAACTTAGTCCCTGCCGTTATTGGGCAACTTAATTCCAGTTCTGGAATAGTCCGCATTACTGATAACGGCATCAATGTTTATATTGTGGACGGTGCTTATCGTTACACATGGTACATATCAAGCCCTGCGTCTGCTGTGTTTTACGGCTCAACAAGCGGCACAACATTGACTGTAACTAATGTTTCTAGTGGCACTATTGCTATTGGACAATCTCTTTATGGAATTGGCGTATTGGCTGAAACCGTCATTACTGCGCTTGGATCAGGAACTGGCGGCACAGGAACTTACACAATTAACAGAAGTCAAACCGTAGCGGCTGGATCAATGAATTCTGCGGCTGTTGGTGCGGTGGTGACTGCCACTATTGCTGGCACAACCATGACGGTTGTTAGTGTTGCATCAGGCGTTTTGCACGTTGGCATGACTATCCAAGGTGCTGGCGTTACGCTTGGCACGATTATCACGGCTTTAGGAACTGGCTCTGGCGGTGCTGGAACTTACACTCTAAGCGTAGGAAGCACCGTAGCCGTTGGCGTAACCATGTATGGCCTAAACTTTTCGGTTCTGCCATCGACTGATGGTGCGTTTAGCGGTGCAAACACGGTTGATATTATCGACAACTACTTTGTCTATAACAACCCTACAACGCAACAATGGGGCGCTAGTGACCTTTTATCGCCTATTTCACCCACTACCAGCTACTCACTAAAAGATGGCGCACCAGACGATTTAGTGGCTTTGATTGTGGATCACCGTGAAATCTATTTGATGGGTGAAATTTCCTCAGAGGTGTGGACAGACGTGGGAACTGTGCCGTTCCCGTTTCAAAGGATTCCCGGCACTTCTACCCAACACGGTATTGCCGCACCATTTTCTTTGGCTCGACTTGGTAACTCCTTTGCTTATGTTTCACGAAACAATCGTGGTCAATCCCAAATCATGCAAATGCAAGGGTATGTTCCCCAAAGGATTTCCACTCACGCAGTAGAGAACACTTTAGCCAATCAATATGTTGGCGATGCTGTTTCTTGGACTTACCAACTTGAAGGACATGAGGTTTTTGTCGTCAGTTTTCCATCATTGCAATTGACATGGGCTTATGACGCAACCACTCAAATGTGGCACAAATGGCTTTACACCACAGATAAAAATGTTTATCAACGTCACCGTGGTAATTGCTGTGCTTTGTTCCAAGGTTTAGTCATTGTTGGCGACTATGAAAACGGCAAGCTGTATGAATTGGACAAAACCAATTACACAGACGATGGTCAGAATATCCGCAGATTGCGTAGAGCGCCACATTTGGTGACTGAGTTTCAGAGGCAGTATTTTGATGAATTGCAAATTCAGTTCCAGCCGGGCGTGGGAACTACGGGACTGTCTGGGCCAATCCAAGAAACAGGCACAAACACCATTTACCTTGGCGATACATATACAATTACCCCTAGTGCAACTTTGACCATTGAAGTTGAGAAAACTTACATTTTAGGTACTCAAAACACCATAAGTTATGTGACCACAGACAGCCCACAAGCAATGCTTAGATGGTCAAATGATGGTGGTTCTACATGGTCCAATGAATATTGGACAAATGTTGGGCAACTTGGCAAATATAAGAATCGTGCCATTTGGCGCAGATTGGGAACAGCGCGAGACAGAATCTTTGAAGTTTCTGTAACTGATCCCGTGAAATTTGTCATTATTTCAGCAAATCTTAAAATACAAGGGGCAGAAAACTAATGGCTACGTCTGGACTTTCAAGCACACAGCAGATTAACCCTTATCCACAATCAGTTTTTTTGGATGGGGCAACTAACCGTCCAACGCGGTCATGGCAACAGTTTTTTCTTAACTTGTTGAACTTTAGTTCTGCCACAACTGCAACGTCTGGGTCTGCAACGCTTCCAGCTAACCCTGTTGGGTTTATCAATGTCACAGTAAATGGTAAGGCTTACAAAGTGCCTTACTACAATGTTTGAGAAAGTTTAAGTCATGGAAAACATAATAAATTCATTGGTTTCTCAAACTGTTGGTGTTACTGATCAACAGATTAGAGACTTTTTAGCGACAAACCCAAATCAAACGCAATTGGCTCAAGCCATGCAGACTTATGGTGTAGCGCCAGAGCAAGTTTTTAATGCGGCTGGTGTTGGTCAAGGTCAGACATTGAATGTTGGTGGCACAATTTATCAGCCTGAATATCAGACAACTGGTAGCGGCATGGATCAGCAAGTTGGCCCATTGTCAAACATTTATTCTTATCAAGCTGACCAAAACAAAGTTGGCGGTGCGTATAACCAATATGACCCAACTGGTCAATTTCAGCAAGCAGGGACTCAACAAAAAGTTGATACATCCCTTGGTGGCGCTATTAAACAAATGGCGCAAAACCCAGGTTTCCAGCTTGCCGCCCTTGCTTATGGCGCAAATGCTTTGGGGGGAGGTTCTACTCTTGGCTCACTAGGTGATTTAGGAACAACAAGCGGTTTGGGGGCTGATTATGGATTGGCTGGTGCTTCTGATGTAGCTGGCATGGGCGGTGCGCAAGGTATTACAGGAGGTTACTCAGGACTAGGAATTAACTCCGGAACTGCGGGTTTAGGCGCTGAAGGTTTAGGCGCAGGAATTACTGCGGGAAGCGGCTTGACAGGCACAGGCGTGTTAACTGGTTCTGCATTAGGAACTAATTTATTGGGCAGTTCAGCGCTTAATAATTTAGTAGGAACAGGAGTTTTAGCTGGTTCTGGGCTTGGTTCAAGTTTGTTAGGAACAAATGCGGGTGCTGGTTTAACTGGTACTGGTATTTTGTCAGGATCAAATCTTGGAACATCATTGTTGGGAACTGGCGCAGGGTCAGGAATTACAGGCGGTGTAACGGGTCTTGGCGGTACTACACTTGGCACAGGCGCTTTAACCACAGGGGTGGGTTCTGGCGGTGGTTTAGGTGGTGTT